GTTGCAGCGATTGTTGCAGCCTTCTATGGTAAAGAGGCAATCTCGGCAAAGAAGTAGGAAATAATCCATGGCAAAAGATGACAACAAGGGTAACACCGAAAAAGAATTTAAAGGTTTAACCAAAACCATGACAGAAGGGTTTTCTTCTCTTGTAAAGGCAAGTAAGGAAAGAGCCGCTGAAGAAGCACGACAACGTGCAAAGGAATCTGATGAAGTCAAGTTTGCCATAATGGAACAGGGCACAAGACAGAGAAAATTGCAAGAACAAGGTCTTAGTGCAGAAGAAGCCAGATTTCAGGCACAAAAAGACACAATGGCAGTTGTAAATCAACAGACTGAATTAATCAAACAAAATAACCCTGCTCTTACAATTCTTCAACCACTTAAAATGTTGGCAGATGGTGCAAAGGCTGGTGTGAAAAATGCAGCCGCAGCAGTTGAAGATAAACGTAAAAATTTCAGATTACAAACTGCACTACTAGACGGTATTCAGTCTGTAGAAAAGGGAGTTGTAGGTGTTGCAACTTCTTTTGGTAATGCAGTAAAAGAAAAGGCATCTGCGTTTGGTGGTGGACTGAAAAGTATGTTGGGCAAACTTCTTATAGGTGGCGCACTCGCAGCCTTTATTGCATTTATGAACAGTGAATATTGGGAAAAGACTAAGAAAGTCATCATGGATGACATAGTACCAGCAATTCAAAGTTTGTATGAAAATGTCCTTCTACCAATATTTGATATTGTTAAAGATGTGTTTATCAGACAGTTTGAAAATATCAAAGAACTGTTTTCTGGTGTTGGTGACGCAATCACAAAGTTTCAAGAGGGAGATGTTCTTGGTGGTATTACAACTCTAATTGGAAGTCTGGGTTCATTCTTTATCAATACAATAGACAATCTAATTACTGGTGTTTACAATCTATTCGCAGGCCTATTTGGATTAGAGTCTACTGATTCAGTCTTTGGTTCTATTAGTAAATTTGTTACTGATACACTGGCAAGTATTAAAGGTTTCTTTGTTGGAATATATGACGGTGTTGTTGGACTATTCACTGACCCTGTAGGAACACTTACATCTATGTGGAATGGAATTGTTGGTGAAGGTGGACTTCTTGATATTATATTTACACCTATTGATTCAGCAGTAAATTGGATTATGGGTATCTTCGGTTGGTCGACTGAAGATGGAACTGATTTTAGTTTTAGAACATTTATCACTGGAATGGTTGATACTGTAATCAACAAAATTAAAGAAATATTTGCACTAGGAGAAGATTTATTTGGTGATTTTGCAATGTTCCAATTTATTAAACAAACTGTGGATGATGTAATTTCTTCTGTTAAAGCAATTTTCTCTGGTGACTTTAGCGCCGAGGCCTTCCTTAACTTATTTGGTAGTATTGCAGATTTAATATATGCACCAATCAATTTGGCAGTCAATGCAATCAAAGATATATTTGGATTTGGTGATCCAAACGAACCATTCCGTCTTTCTGATTTTGTTATTGAAACATTTGGTAAGATTGGTGAGTTCTTCAAAAGTCTATTGGACATTGATGTACGAGGACTTGCAAGTGGAATACTACCAGAGACAGTAGTTGACTTCCTGTTTGGTAAAGATGTAGATCAAGACTCAGAAGAATTTAAGTCCATGTCTGCACTGGATCAAGCCCAAGCAACTGGACTGTATGATAAAGACTTAATTGGTAAATCTGAACTTAATCAGAATCTACTGGGTGGAGCAAGTGACGCACAGTTACAGGCAATCCTAGATGATAAAGATATTAGTGAAGAGAATATAAAAGCGATTAAGGCAGAACAGGCAAAACGATCTAGTGCTGGTGAGTTCTCTGGTTCAGGTAAATTTGAAGAAAGAGAATATCTACTTAGAAAAGGTGATAGGTCAGGACAATATACATATCGTGGAAGTTTAGAGTATGAAGAAATTTATTCCGGCGCACCATTTAACAACACGAGGCAGAACCTAAAATGGTCAGATAGAAAATACACAGAGATGTATGGCAATCCTAATCTTTCATCAGTTGAAGTTCAACAAGCAAAAGCAGTTGCACAAGGAACTGCTGGAGCGCAAGAAGCAACATCTGATGCAAATCAAACTGTCATCATAAACAATCAACAGGCTCCGGCTCCTGCCTCTGGTGGTTCAACACCTATTCCTATGACTACAAGAGATAACAGTAGTGCATCACAGATTGCAGCAGTTTCTAATTAGTGATCGTAGATATTTGGGCCATCCTGAACCCTGACAGGTTTGCAATATGCAGTCACCCTATGTTCTGGTGGCACCATATACTTTGAACCGTAGTTACCATATTGTCTTGGAATGCGTTTTGCATAATACTGACATACATCAATACTTCTAAAATACATAGGATTAGGTTGTTGTTTTGCCTCTTCTCCTGCTCCCAAAACAACTACTAACATAAAGGCGTGTATCATACCTCACCTATTGACCTCTTAAATCGCCATTCTGCGACTTTAATTCTTTCTTTCATATCTCTAACGTGTTTTTCTGATTCTGTCTCTGGTATTTTTGGTGGATTATCTATCTGATGTTCCATCCAGAGTAACCATCCCAATATACCAACAGAGATAATAATAAAAAGTATTGCACTAAATCCTAACACTATATAATTCCTCTGGTTTGCAAATACAACCAGACAAAACCACCAATTGCACCACAAATAATTATTGCTAGTAAAACGGCAAGACAGATTTCAATAATTTTTCTCTGTCTTTCTTTTTGGTCGTAAATTGCCTGTTGTCTTTCTTTACGAATTCTCGCCTCCATATTTATGAGCTCCTGCCAGGCAGAAGGGCCTCTAGTAAATGAGATTATCTGTCGGAGTTCATCACGCATATCCTCTGCTTTTTTCTTCGCCATGAAAGCCTGCATGGCCTCCTCTTCAACAGAGTTTGCCGCAAATACTTTTTTAAACAGGGGAGGTTTTTTGGCGTATTCGTCTGCCTTTTTCAAGTCAGACATTGCACCCATCCAGCGTCCAAGGTCTTTGCCCATAGATTCGACATCTCTGCCGACAGCAAAACCTTTCTTGATAATATTAAAGGCGCTCGAAGCGGTAGCCAGAGCGGTAATAGGGTCTATCATAGATCTCTCTCTTTAGTTGACTATGATATATTAATAATAAGAATAATTCTCAACTCACAATAGTATTTATAATACTAATATGGTTGTAGTGCGTTTTTGTCGATATCCACAAATTCTACTATACGATTAGAATCGTCTACTTCAACTGTAAGTTTCTTGCAGGCGAGTCTCATTGAACCGTTATATGATTTTTGTGATGGTGTACGGACATTACGTTCTATAGTTCTTTTTGCTTTCAGACATTCACTCAGTCCATCTCTGACAGTGAATTCCTGTAGTTGAATGGGCGAGCCAAAAAACATCAGCAATACAATTGCTTCTTTTACCATTTATCTTCTCTCTAATGATTTGAATGACTCCCTGTGCCATTCTTAATTCCTCTTGTTTCATGCACCATATCCATTATGTCATCTTTAATTTTTTCGATTTGTTCTTCAAGTTGATTGATACGTTTTTCGTAAAACTCCAATGTCAACTTTTGTTGTTGGTCAAATGGTGCCTGACCACTTTCAATTTCTTCTGTTAGTTTTTCAAGTTCGCCTGCGATATGCTCTATTAACATAAACTGCTCACTGTCTGCCGGCAGGCTTCCCATCTCGCCCCTCGGCCATTTAATACGAAATTCTGTGTTCATTGTAACATCGTTATTCATCATTGTCTGTTGTGTTTCTAACTGATTGAGCCTTTCGACAATACCAAAGTATGCCCAAGTTGCAATAGAAGCACCAGCGATCATTGAAAGAATATTTCTAAGAGGTAAAGCAACCTCTGTGTTATCTGATAGTTTTGCCATAATCTTACATCCTTACCCTACTATTTATAACGACACAACTTCCTGTCATTATACTGACGTTATAGTAATTTGACACAAAAGAAAGGGCAGAGTTTTGACACCCCACCCTCTCAGTCTTGGTTTACTATTTAGTAGTCTTTTTATGTGGTGTTACGACACTATGGACTTACTACACAAAGGACTTTACTACTATACCTTATTCGTTTGCCAACTTTTCAAAATATGACATTGCATCATCATCTTCATTATCTACTGAAGTCGGTTGTGGTGCTGGTTCTGATTTGAACGTAGGAGTGAAGGGTGTTTCATCCTCTTCAATCATTGCAGCCGCAGTTTTAGTTGCAACTGTCGTGCCAGATAGAACAGCATCCAAACGAGTTTTCAGCTCATCATATGATTTGAAGTTTGAAGGAGCAACAAAATCTGCAAGAGAATATTCTGCATTGTAGATTGTTTCTAGTTCCTCATCAGTTGACTTCAAAGGCGTCACAGAGTCGAACTCAGACTTATCATAGTTCCAGTAACCATCAACCTTACGAATTTTCAGTTTGAAGTTCGCACCTTCCCATAAATCAAATGGGTTTACAGGTGTCTCATCTTCAAACGCAGGCTGCATAGTCTCCATCAACTTATCAAAGATTTTCTTACCATAACGATAAAGCATTACTTTGCCTTCGTTTTCTGGGTTAGCAGAATCTTGAATGATATAGACGTTAGAGTAGTACTGCAACTTTCTCTTCTGTTTACGAGCGATTTCTTTATCACTCTCAACACCAGAGTTCCACAGTTGTGAGTTATACTCACTTACTGGGTCTTTCTGGTTCAACGTGGTTAGTGAGTTCTCAATAAACCACTGTCCAGTTGGGCCTTGGAATGCATGATTCCAAACACGAACCCATGGCAACTCTTCACCTTTTGGTGCAGGCAAGAACCTAATTACTGCGTAACCGTTACCTGCCTTGTCAACCTGTGGCTTCCAAAGTCTTTCGTCAACGTATGACTTTTTCTCAGTTGTAGGGGACTCGTCCTTTTGGACTTGTTGTAGAAGTTTGTCCAGAGAGTTCTGGTTTCTTAGCGCTGAAATAGACATATATTTTCTCCTTATGTTATCGTATGTTAGCGTATGTTATTGTATTTCACAGTATTCATAATATAATAGTATTTATAATACCCTAACATCCTGTATTTGTCAATACATTTTTGGACGTTAGGGTAAATAAATTATTTGTAAGTTACCTTATAATCACCTAGTGTAAGATAACTTCCTGTACCTGTCATATCTTGAGTAAATTGTGTACCCATATTGAATGGCCAGGTTGTTGCATCAGATTGAATATTTGCTTGTTTCTCTTTCAAATATTCCTGACTGCAATTTCGTTTTGGTTTTTTATCACCCATCATCAACACCCAATCAAGTTCTTGGATAAGTCGAGTGTACCATTGTTTGTCATGTTCATCGTGTGCTTTTTCTCTATCATCACTAAGTTGTTCTATTCTGGTTCTAATATATTTTTCCATTATAGTTTCTCCATAAGTGGGAAGATTTTAGCAATTTCTACTGCACACTTCTGTGCAACTTCCATATGCTCTTTTTGAGTTCCATTCGCACCCCTTAGTTCTATATAGTGAACCCAAGAACGCAACGTACCATTCATCATCACACGAGTTTTAGTCAATCCTTCTGGTAAGACTGCACGAGCCTGTTCCTTTGCAATACCATTTTCGATTGCCCAGTTATATAATTCTCTTGCTTGATTTATGATTCCATGTTGTCTACGGCCCCACTCTCTAATCAACTCTTGTCTATGCAAGTCCAATTGTAAAGATGGGTCGTTCTCTATCTCAATAGAGTTTTGTCTGTTCTTAGGGTCTTGGAGTCTGCACTCACGCAAAGTAAATGCATCACCCATTGATTGTGGGTCAGCATATCTCTGACTAAATTCTTGAAAACTGAAACTTCTGTGACGCACTATTTGATGTGCAATATCACGAGTTGTTTCAATCTCCAAACAAGCACTCGCCATCTCAAGCGGTGACCAATGTTTATGTTTAATCAAGTATTCTATAAGTTTTGTCGAGGTTTTATTATTAAATTGGTTTGCCGGATTTGATACACGAGCACAGTAAGAGATTAAATCTTGTACGTTCTTTAATCCTTCCTGTTCAAAGGCTTCAGTTGGCATCGAATATGATACCAGTTTAGCAGTTGTAAGCATATAGTTTTCCTTATTCTTCATACCAATCTTCACCTTCCTGTTAAATGTCAAGAGCAGTTTTGATTCATGCTCAGGAAATGTTATTTAGTGTGGTCGCTTGTTACGAGGGCGTACCACTGGACGATTTGCCATTTCTGACATTCGTTTGGTAAGGTCTGCATCACGCTTTTGCAGTTCTGCACACTCAAACCTTAGTGTTTTTACTAGGGTTTTTTCTTCTTCAAGTTTCGCCCTGTAAAAATCTCTTTCCCTTACTAGTTCTTCCTGTGTTAAAACGTCTTTTACACTTTCTACGTTTTCCATTAGAAGGTCTCCTTAGTCAGTTTAAGAAGTTTCGTTTTACATTTCTCTTTATCGTAATCAAGAAATGCGCTATATTTGACGATTAAACGTCTACTATCAGGCCAAATTAAATCATCTTGTAATTCCTTATCCCATTTTCTGACATAGTTCAGTAACCCCTGTAGGATTACCATCGTTTCAACCGAAATCCTCTTGGCGAGGAAGTTCTTTAATAATACTGGATGTTGGCCGTTTTGGCAAGAGAAAATTGAATCAAATTCATCAACAACTGTAAATAAAAATGACATATCTGTAAGAAAGTTGTATGTCAGAGATTGTTTGTTTTTAGACCATTCCAGATAATTTTCTTCTTTGAAATCACCCAACCATCCTTTCGGTGACTTCACAAAATTTGAAACATAGTATTCTAAAGCCTTGTCATCATACTTCTTTGCAACTCTGGCGAAAAAATATCTATCCTTTCTTTTAAGGAAAGATGCTTTCGTAGCAGAAGTTTTACCCCCATACCTAGTGTAATCGTAATCTGTTGTGAAGTGAAGTTTGAGTCCAAG